ACAATAACCGATTCCAAACTGCATCATGAAACATCAGAAGGCACTCACCAAACTCATGCAATCTTATGAGTTTGAGTTATATCGATCAAACAAACATTTAGTCTGGAGGCATCGCACTGGAGTCAAGATTCACACGGCATCTACACCTTCCTGTCGTCATGCATTGAATCAAGTAGAGAGAGATATCCGCAGAAAGTTATCACTCTAGGCATTCGTTCGTGATACAGCAGTTGGGGGGTATGTGCCCCCCTTATGTGTTGCCCGCCGTGATGCCCCCCCGTATATAAAATCGCTAACTTCCCTAAGCTATAAACGACCCAGATCGACTTCGTTATTTCTCTCTCATAAAAAATTTTTTTAATATATAAAAAATGGCAACAGGATTCAAAGATATGCAAAAAAATCCGCAGGAAAATTTAACGACTGTAGAGATCGATCCAGTAACCGGTGAGTATTATGTCACAATCCCTCAATGGATTTGTGATGAGAAGGGATGGTACGAGGGAGTAGAAGTAAACGTCGAGGTTGAGAACGACTGCATTATTATCAGAGATCTTGACTAAGCATAGATAGAGTGTTATGATACTGACGTAGTTACTTACAGTTATGGCTAAAGGATTTACTGTTAAAGCAAAGACTCCCAAACCATCCGAGAGCAACCAGGAGGAATGGGACTATGATAAGGCAAAAGAAATGATCAAAGGCAAGGCCGTTGTGTTTTGCCTACCTGGTAGAGGAGTCTCCTATGCATACCTCAAAAACTTTGTACAACTTTGTTTTGATCTGGTGCAAGCGGGTGCAAGCATTCAGATCTCGCAAGATTATTCATCAATGGTAAACTTTGCAAGATGCAAGTGTTTAGGTGCGAATGTACTGCGAGGACCGGATCAAATTCCCTGGGACGGGAAGTTGCACTATGATTATCAGTTATGGATTGATAGTGATATTGTATTCAACACTGACAAGTTCTGGCAATTAGTTTTGATGGACCAGGACATTGCAAGTGGATGGTATTGTACCGAAGACGGTCGTACCACGAGTGTTGCACACTGGATGGAAGAAGATGATTTCCGTAACAATGGTGGTGTAATGAATCATGAAACACTTGAGAGTATTTCAAGACGTAAGAAACCATTTACTGTGGACTATACAGGTTTCGGATGGGTACTGATCAAGAACGGAGTCTTTGAGCACTCTGAGATGAAGTATCCATGGTTTGCACCGAAGATGCAAGTCTTTGAGTCTGGAGAGGTACAGGATATGTGTGGAGAAGATGTATCATTCTGTCTCGATGCTATCGAAGCAGGTTTTAAAATCTGGTGTGATCCTCGTATTAGAGTTGGTCACGAGAAGACAAGAGTCATCTGATGAAACAGACAAAATATACAATCCTCCATAAAGGGGAAGTACTTTACAAGAACTTGACGGAGGATGAGTATTTTGATATTATGGAGGACCTTTCGATAGAGTATTATCAGAAAGGTTCTCCAAGACCGCAAGATCTTGAAACAAAAATGTTTGAAATTTAAGGAGTATTATGGCAGTTCGTTCAAAGATTGGTGCTCAGAAGGGTGTTTTTATGCCCGGTAAGCCGAAAAAAACTCGTCAGGGCACGGGCAAAAATACAAAGTATGCGGCAACGTCGCGTAACTCGGCTCGCAAGAAGTATCGTGGTCAAGGTCACTAATACATACTTGTAGTAAAATAAGGTAACCATGGCATGTTTGATTGCAAACCTTCCGTCAGTAGAGGTATGGGTTCGTAAAGAATATCTCACGGATCATCAAAGTGGGCATGGTGAATTTGTAAAGGGCGTCTGGGTTTCGGTTAAGTCGATTCCTGGACGTGCTTTTTATTTTGAGACCTATTTACCAGAGTATGCGGCAATGTACGATAAACTGCCGATCAGTGCCTTTGTTTGGAAACCCGAAATTCCAACACCAGATATGAGTTTGCCAAATCTACAGTTTTGGAACTGTATGGATTATGGTGTTGTTTCTGTGGATAAAAAGTTTATTGGTTCAATGGACTTTGAATGCTATACGAGAGATCATGGCATCGTAAAAGGAACATATGTCTGTACGATCGATAACTATCATCATGATCCAGACTATGTTGACTATGCCACAAGTGAAAATCCTGCCGAACACAAGTCACATAACCTTATTGAACTTGAAAATGGACAATATGCACTGTATCCAAACAACAGATTGCGTATTTTTGACAATAGTTTGACTCCTGTCGAACCAAAAATGCCTGATTTTAAGGTTTCGACTCAATATTATCGGGTTGAGAATGGATATGATCGTCTTGGAATGGGTAGAGAAGACGAATATCATTGGAAAACTGCCAAAGAGCGTGAAGAAGAGGAAAATAAATAGTCCTAAGGGATAGTAACCCCTCAAAAAGTTCTGATTTTCAATAATCAGGAGCAAAAATGGGCAATTCACCAGTAGATCGTGATTCGGAATACATGTATCAGATGTGGGGAACCACAAATTTGATTACAGACTATTGGAAAAATCCACAGGCAACAAATGATCCTGAAGAAAAAGTACTTTCTGAGGTCATGCACGATAAGGCAAAACGTCATAACTTCAAAAAACAAGCAGAATTGCATGAGAAAATCCGTAATGATGAGGATTATGATGATTGGGAGTATGGAACTGAACCAATTTACGAATGAGGGTATAAATAAAGTCAGAAAACTCTAGTCAAAATGGCAAATCGGAGGATATCTAGAACATTTAAGGATATTAGTTTATCATTTGATCCACATCCTGTTACTAAAGACTTACCTGTGCTCAAAAATGAGGCAGCAATTCGTAGGTCTGTGAGAAATATTGTTCAAACGATACCCACCGAAAAGTTTTTTAATCCATTATTTGGATCAGACGTAAGAGGAAGTCTTTTTGAGTTTATTGATTTTGGTACTGCATCAGTAATCAGTGATCAAATTCAAATATCGATTGAAAATTTTGAACCAAGAGTCGATAATTTACAAGTCGAAGTCTTCCCAAGACCAGATCAAAATGAATTCGAAGTTACCGTAGTTTTTGATATTATTGGTCAAGAGTTTCCGACACAAGAATATTCGTTCCTATTAGAGGCAACCAGATAATATGCCTTTTACAAAATTTACAGATCTCGATTTCGATCAAATAAAAGAGTCCATTCGAAGTTATCTTCGTGCTAATTCTGACTTTTCAGGATTTGACTTCGAGGGCTCTAACTTTTCTGTATTGATCGATACTCTCGCATATAATACTTATATTACGGCATTTAACTCCAACATGGTTGTGAATGAGTCCTTTCTGGACTCTGCAACCCTCCGTGAGAACGTTGTATCACTTGCAAGGAACATTGGGTACGTACCAAAGTCAAGGACTGCTGCAAAGGCATCTGTGACCTTTACGATTAATGTAAGAAATACAACCACACCGACATTTGTATTGAAAAGAGGACTTACTTGTGTTGGAAATACGAATGATACGTCATATACATTTTCAATTTTAGAGGATATTCAGTTACCAACTACAATAACAGATATTACAATAGATGGTGTTCCCACTACTCAAAGAACTGCCACATTTGAAAATATTGAAGTAAGTCAAGGAACATATCTTACAAAAGAATTTGTAGTCGATTCTTCTCTTGATCAAAGATTTATTCTTGACAACTCTTTTATCGATACATCAACGATTAAAGTATATGTAAAGAAAGAAAATGATTCTGGATTAGGTATAGAATATAATCTGATTGATAATATTACTGATGCAACTGGATCCTCGTACATCTATTTGATTCAAGAGATTCAGGATGAAAAGTATCAACTCTTGTTTGGTGATGGACTGATTGGTAGAAAATTAGAAACGGGTGAAATTATTACAGTAAACTATTTGGTTACAGATGGAAAAGATGGTAATGGTGCCGCAAACTTTTCTTTCTCTGGAAGAATAGTCGATAGTAATGGTAATCCAGTTTCACCACAACCATTTACTGTTACAACGACACGATCATCTCAGAATGGTTCAGAAATTGAAACTATAGATTCTATCAAGTATTTTGCACCAAGAATTTACTCCTCGCAGAATAGAGCAGTTACTGCGCGTGATTATGAAACGATTATTAAATCGATTTATTCAGACACGGAATCTGTGTCTGTTGTTGGTGGTGAAGAACTTGATCCACCAGAGTTTGGAACGGTTCAAATCTCAATCAAACCTAAAAATGGATTTTTTGTATCCGATTTTAATAAGTCAAGAATATTATCAAAACTAAAACAGTATTCGATTTCTGGTATTAATCAAAAAATAGTTGATCTTAAAATATTGTATGTTGAAGCAGATTCATTTGTTTATTATAATGATTCTATGGTATCGACTGCAAATGATCTGAAAACAAAAATATCCAACTCACTTACAAATTATTCTCAATCAACAGATTTAAATAAGTTTGGTGGTAGATTTAGATACAGTAAAGTACTCAGAACTATCGATAGTACTGATACTGCTGTAACATCAAATATTACAAGAATTAAGATAAGAAGAAATTTGGTAGCACTTTTGAATCAGTTTGCACAATATGAGTTATGTTTTGGTAATCAATTCCATGTTTCTGATCAGGGCAAAAATATCAAATCGACCGGATTCAGAGTATCTGGAGAACCTGATATTGTTTATTTGACTGATGTTCCAAATGCAGATAAAAAAACAGGAATTTTATCAATTATTAAGAACTTATCTGATGGTACTGTAAGGGTTATTGCTAAGTCTGCAGGAACAATTGATTATGTAAAAGGTGAAATAAATCTGGGAACAGTGAATATAGTCTCTACAGTGAAACCAAACAATGTCATTGAAATACAAGCTTTCCCAGAATCTAATGATGTAGTTGGTTTGAGAGATCTTTATATCAATTTTGATATTTCAAAAACCAAAATAAATATGATTAAAGATGTTATTTCATCTGGTGATGAAATATCTGGAACTGTTTTCAACAGAGATTTTTACACATCAAGTTATTCAAACGGAAGTTTAATCAGAGAGTAGTATGATACAGACTGGGATTGAATCTAGAGTAAAGATTCAGGATATAATTTCCAATCAGTTGCCAGAATTTGTCTTGGATGAAAGTCCAAAGGCAGTAGATTTTTTAAAGCAATATTATATTTCTCAAGAATATCAGGGTGGACCTGTTGATATTGTAGAAAATTTAGATGAATATTTAAAGGTAGATAACCTCACCCCAGATGTGGTTGTTGGTTTTACCACACTATCATCTAATATTGGTGTAGATGATACTACTATTACTGTTTCAAGTACAAAAGGATTTCCTAATCAGTACGGACTTTTAAAAATAGACAGTGAGATTATAACTTATACTGGTACT